AATGGAACCATACCCTCTGCCTGTGCGGTATTATGGAACTGACGAGCAGGATTTGTCACATCAATTGGATATAAAAATTTATCGTTGTATCGAAGGTTCACAGTGAGCGACCCATTCTTATTTGCTGCTGCTGGTGCTTGACCGAATGAATAATGCCTCTCAGGAGAAATACTATGATATTGATTAAGAACACTTACATTCGATGCCGAATCTGACTGGATACCTGTGACAACTTTTGTGACTATACGACCAGCACCTCCAAGATTTCTAATCTGTGTGGTGCCGCTAGTGGAGGTAGCGGATACCGATAACTTGGAGTGGCGATAATCAAAGTGATTAAATGAAATCACATTATTTGCTTGTCTGTAAGAATCCATAAGTTCTTGAGGATAATAAATATAATCAGCAATCATTTTACATTCAGTTTGAACGATAGTAGCAGCAACAGAAGTCCCACCATTTGGAATACATACACGATTAACTGCTACAGGTTCAAAAGTTAGTTCAATCGAGACCTGTTCGTTCATCATATAAAGGGGAAGTTGAGTTTGTTTCAACATAGGGAATAAATCACTAAGGGCAATTTGGAAAACAGGAGCATTATTTACATCCGCCCAATCTTGAACGACAAGATTTGAAGTTCCACCAGGAGTTGCTGAATCATAATCACGCCCATTTTCTAAACCATATACCGGTGCTCTTGTATTGTTATCAGCACCTCCAGTTGTAGCAGTATCATTTGAATATCTAAATTCGTGAGAGATACATTTTCCACTCTGAACATGCTCCCTTTCTAACTGATGTTCGTTAGAAACAAACATATCCTTGTAAGCACTTAAATAATTGTATCCATCAATTTCTTGTAATGTTTTCGTTCCAACCTTCAAAGCACAACGAGAAATTAAACTTTGAATACCAACATTTACAGGATAATATCGAGATTCATCACTATTTACAGATGCTGATAATGTAATTTTTGAATGGCTATGAAGGATACCTTTATTTAAAAGAACAAATCGACAAAAAGTATCACTAACAACGACTGGGTCTAAAATCGAAGTTTCTACATCAGTCGCCGTAGTAGTATCCATAGGGGATACTCTGAGTAGGTTTGGTACATTCGGAGCCACCGGTTCACGCTCAACCATAGTCTCTGGAATATCTTGTTCGTCAGCAGCACTTGGGTCACCCATTTGAGAATTCATATTGTTATAATATGACTAATTAAAAAAAATAAAAATAAAAAAAAACATTTTAAAATTATAACGAAGTATGCTATGCTTAACTTAACTCATTACCTGAAGACCCTGAGCTCCGTATACGAGAGTATTTTTAGCGTGGACGAAAACAAAGAATGACTGAGGAGAATCAGTATCAAGTTCAAGAGACATATTAATTCCAAAGTTCACATTTGAAAAATCAACACCCTGATCTGAAATATTATCCATAGAAACACCGATACCAAAACCACATCCACCATCAGCGAAATCTTTATCAAAACGAACTTCATCCGATAATCGAGCATTTTGAGGATTGATGGAAGTTCTAGCGATACCTCCAAATTTCTCAATAGCATTCATATAATGTTCGATAATCTGTGGTGATATAGTTTTATTTGAACCATTTTCTCTCTGTAATGGATTAATATTGAAATCAATAGGGAATTTAGTTCCATTTCTTGTGAAAAATAATTCAGTAATATCTGCCGATTTTCCAGTAGCATTAGTTGGATACAGAGTAGCCAGACCATCATATAGCACATTATTAATATGAGAAGAAGGAACAATATTCGCAAATACACCAAGAACTCTACTTAATCCTAATTGGAAATTTATAATACCATTACCTGAATTAATTGTTTGATAATAAGAAGAAATCGAATTATATTCATAAGTCCCCGATGGACGAGACTTTAATTGCTGGATAATATCTGGTGCTGGTTCCATTAATTCAGCGACTAGTGATACATCTTTAAATTGATAAAATGAATCAGAATATGAACCACTATCAGTATCTCCACTTGTATGGAAAACCTGCGTATCAGGTGCTAAATGAAGTTCTATGATTACACCACCGATAGCTTCAGGCATAAGAGGGATTGGATCACCACCATTAAAAAGACCACAAGGGAGAGTCATACAAAAATGATTTTGTGTGGAAGAACTGGATGGAATATTTACTACAGATTGCTGCTGACAATCATAATTAGGCATAATTAATGCTGATTCATATAAATGTCCCATATTATCCTGTTTAGATGTAGTGACTGGTAGATACGATGCTAAGAATCGATTGTAGTGCCGGATACTTTCAATTGTTTGACCTGTTCTCTGAGATTTGATAGTGAGTGTATCAATACACGAATATACACCTAATTTTTCACTCATAGCAAGATTAGATACATCAGAAGAACTTGAAGAACCTGAACTTAATAATGCTCTGAATTTACCGGTGAATCGAATAGACTGACCTAAAAGTAATCTATCCTGTTCACCGATAATAAATTGAATTACAGGATTACCATCCCTAAAAGATATTTCTCCATTCGCTGTGACATTACTCGGCACGATTTCTGTATTAATATTCGTAGTAGACATATTTTATAATATGACTATTATAAAAAAAATAATTAATAATTTAAAATTTTGATAATTCTATCTTTCAACGAAGTGCGTGATTTTAACGCATTACCGATAAACCACCATTTTTAATTTCTAATCTACGAAGATGAGAAACATAATTATTCCATAGTTTCGGTTTTGTCTGGTCGTCCCCAGTATATTCAACTTGAAGGTTGAAATCTTTTCCACGAGCATCATATACAGCATTCTGACCTAAAGTGAGAGCTCGACCGATAAAAAAGTTAGAACGGAAACTCATAAAAGAAAGGGGTTCAATATCCGCCATAGCGAGTGCTTTTTCTGCCTCGATACACCACTGCTGAGAAATACTATTCTTGGCTGCGATTTTAGATGTATCAACTTTTCTAGAAGGATTAATCTTACCATCATAAATAAACTGATAATCTTGGAGATGATCACAAATTCCAACTAAACCACTTCTACTCGACCTATTCTGGAAATCTTTGCTGTCAGTATATTCGAGATATGTGGATGAAGCAGACATTTGCTGTCGAGAAGAATAACTAGTAGCATCCGTAGGCACACACAGAATAGAAGTCGCCCTACTTTCAATTAATGGGAGTCGAATATTAGCGACATTATCACTTGCTAATTGAGAGAATCTATAATTAGTGAAAGAACGATAATCATAATTAATAGTACCTCCTTCCTTCATCATATTCATCATCGATGCTTCATAACCCTGAGGGACTTCAATTTGTTTCACTATTAGTTCAACATCAGATATTGTGTAGGATGGGTCATATGAAGAAACTACCCTATCAGCATTTCCATCAACATTTGATGAAACGACATGGTAGGGGAGAGTGCTATAAGAAGCACCTAAACTTTCACCAGTTGAATTTGTAATCGCAGTAATGGTTAGTTTTGTTTTTGCTGTGCCGACTGTCGCACCTGTGACCTGCTCGATTTGTGTGATTCGTCCAGCCGAAGCGTTGATTGAAGCAGAAAAATTAGATTTTCCAGGCACCAGGGTGACATATTCTCCAACAACAAAAGGACAAGTCTGAGTTGAAGTTTGGTTATTATCTCTTGTTAGGAAAAGTGATGTAGCAGTTCCACCATTTACAAGAGAACCACTTGAAGCAGTCTGAGAATCAGAACCATTTGTAGAATGGAAAACGGGGGATAGCGATAAATGACGATTCATATTCGTACTATCTAACTGACGGAAAACACGCCGAGCATCCTGTAATAGGATTTCAATAAATAAACCATCTGTGAGTAATGCTGGAAATACTGCTTCATTTCTGAAGAGTCCAGTATTTAGATGAAGTTGACCTGTGGCGACATGGAAATCATAGTCCGTATCACTTGTGGCGAAACTCGTACTTAGAGTACTATTTACATCTTCAACTTTTGTGAAATATGGATTCGAAAAACAATTACCCTGTTGAGATTTTAGTGAACCAAGAGTTGAACGACACGCTGGGTCATAATTTGTAGAACCATCTGTAAGAGCCCTTTTATTTCTAATATTTTCATTTGTTTCATAATCAAAACGAAGAGCAGTTAGAATATCATAACCTTCTATCTCCTCTAGTAATGCGGTTTTGCGACCAGAAAAAATGCGAATCGATCTGATTAATGAGTGTAATCCAGTCTGTGCGTCGAGTTGAATACGCTGAGCTCCGTTTGCGTTGTTGACAACGGGGATGGCTAACGAAACATTCATCTTTAATTTTGATTGCGATAAATCAATAAATTTACTGGTTGGAGGGATATATAAATCTATTTTACCTCCTGGGCGATATTCTAAACCATTTTCAGAAGGAACGCTCACTTCTGTTTGACCGACTTGGATTTTATCAGCAGATTTGAAAAACTGGGACATTATTTATAATATGAACCATTAAAAAAATTTCAATTAATTAAAATTAAAAGTGGTTTAAGAACCTGTTATCGATTGTTTTGCGGATATTGGAGCAGAAGCAACTAAACCCATCGCTGAAAAAGCAGGTGAAACTTTAGTCGCTGCTAGAGCGGGAGGTTTTGGGTCAGCAGCATCATTTTTCTTCGCATCAATATCATTTTTAATTGAAT